GCAGTCCAGGCACGACTTCATGCCTCGATGCGCAAGGAATTGCGGATTCTGTCAGGAATAGTGCGTGATTTCGGCCCATCGGAGTATCCCTATGATGCTGCTGATGGTGAACTGACCCGGGAAGACTTCGATGACCGCGTGGATATCGTCCCGGTCAGCGATCCCAACGCAGGTACGATGGCACAGCGGATTATGCAGTACCAGGCGGCGTTACAATTAGCTGCCCAGGCACCGCAAATGTACGACATGCCGTTATTGCACAGGCAAATGCTGGATGTGCTGGGCATCAGGGATGCGGACAAGATTGTGCCGCTTGAGGATGAGGTCGAGATTGCCGATCCGGTCTCTGAGAACATGAACATTATCAACGGTGAGCCTGTTAAGGCATTCATCTACCAGGACCACGAGGCCCATATTCAGACCCATGTTTCTCTGATCCAGGACCCGAAGGTCATGGAAATCATGTCTCAGAGTCCCACGGCTAAAGCCTCTGAAGCGGCGATGGCAGCGCATATCTCAGAGCACGTTGCATTTGCCTACAGGAGAAAAATCGAAGAAGAACTGGGTGTTCCGCTTCCCGGTCCTGATGAGCCTTTGCCTGAAGATATCGAACTCAGGCTTTCAAGGCTTGTTGCGCCAGCAGCAGCGCAGCTTACCGGCAAAGACAAGCGTGAAGCTGAAGCGCAGAAGATGGCTGAACAGGCAGAAGACCCGATTATCCAGATGCAGCAGCAGGAATTGCAGATCAAGCAGGCCCAGGCGCAGGCGAAAGCGCAAACAGACATGGCCAAGATTCAGGCTGATTTGCAGAAAGCGTCTGATAAATCATCTCTTGAAAGAGAGAAATTGTCGCAGCAGGCAAGTCTTGAACAGGCAAAACTTGGAGCAAGGATTGCAGCTGATAATAGTCGAGAGCAACTTGAATCTAAAAGAATTGCTAGTAAAGAACAGCTTGAAGGTGCTAAATTAGGAAAAGAAATAGCTAAAGACTTAATGGGCGATAATAACTCAAATGAATGAGTTAGACCTTTTAAGGGATAAGTACCGTGGAATGATGAATGAAATGAGCGATCACCTGAGTACAGGTGGCTGCAAAGATTTTTCAGAATACACGCGCTGTTGCGGGGTCATAGAAGGGCTTGCAGTAGCGGAAAGAGAATTGCTTGATCTTAAAAAGAAGATCGAGGAAGCATAACAACGTTGCATAAGGCAGCGCAGGTGACTCTGGACACCCATTTCCAGTGCAGGAAGATAACTAATGGCAAGTTCATTAGCAGCAGCAGAAGTAAACGAGACTGAGCAGAAGGTCGCAGAAATAAAGATCGCCGAATCAGAAACTCGCAAAGCAAGTCAGATGCCGAAGCCGAAAGGCTACAAGATACTGATTGCTCTACCAGAACCTGATGAGAAAACGGATGGCGGAATCATTAAAGCAAGTCAGACCATACATGCCGAAGAAGTTGGCAGTATTGTTGGCTTTGTTCTGGACATGGGCCCGGACGCATACGCCAATCCGGGTCGTTTTCCAACGGGCCCGTTTTGCAAGAAAGGGGACTGGATCGTGATGCGCTCTTATACCGGCACACGATTTATGGTTCATGGGAAAGAGTTCCGTTTAATCAATGACGACAGTGTAGAAGCTGTGGTCGAAGACCCACGGGGTATCGTAAAGGTATGAGCGAAGCAACAGAAAACAGCGTGGAACAGGCAGAATCCACTACTGCACCAACGTCAGCCGAGGACAAGTTCTTCGGTGTCAGGACGCAAATTGCCAAGAAGTCCGGTCAACAGGAGGCTGATGCTGAACAGCCCGATCTGGATTTGGAAATCATTGACGACAAGCCACCTTCCAAGAAAGCGGCAGAAGAACCAACAGGCGATGAAGAACTGGATCAATATAGCGCCAGTGTCAGAAAGCGTTTGGACAAAGCCACTTTCGAGAGAAGAAAGGCAGAGCGTCTTGCCGATGAAGCAGTTAAGGCTGCTCAACAGCTAAACCAGCAAAACCAGAATCTTAGCGCGAAGAACAGAGAATACGAGTCTTTGATAAATCGTGGTGAGACAGTGCTGGCCTCTCAGGTTAAGGCAAAAGCACAGTTAGCGGCAGATAAAGCTAAAGCCGAGTATCGCAAAGCGCATGAAGAAGGCAATACAGATGCGATTGTTACTTCTCAGGAGAGCATGATTCAGGCTCAGTCTGAATTAAAGGAAGCGCAGCGGTATGAAAATAATTTGCCGCCGCAGTTAACACCGGAACAACAGGCCGCCTATCAGCAGCAAGTGGCTTATCAGCAGCAGGCGGCTTATCAGCAGTCTGCCGCCCAGCAAGTCCCGGAACCAGAGCCCAGGGCAAAGGAATGGGGAGAAAAAAATTCATGGTTTGGTGATGAAGGTCATAAGGGTATGACAGCATACGCTTATGCGCTTCACGAAGAAGCCATCAAAGATAACGGTCTTTCGCCTAATTCAGATCAGTATTTTGAATACATTGATAAGAATATGCGTAGCCGTTTTAATGATTATGATTGGTCGGACAACGTATCGGAAGGTACGAGCGGTAATGGACAAGCCGCGTCTGCGACGACCAGTCAGCCGTCCTCCGTGGTCGCCCCTTCCGCAAGGAATAACGGGGCCAAGCCGCGCAAAGTGCAGTTAACGTCCACCCAGGTCGCACTCGCTAAACGACTCGGGTTAACCAACAAACAGTATGCCAAACAACTCGTTAAGGAGATGTCAAATGGCTGATGAGCGCACTCATAGGTCTCACGATACTCGTGCAGAAGATGTCCGTGAGAGTAATGACTCCTGGACTCCTTCTTCAAAATTGCCAACACCTGATCCGCAGGATGGCTGGGTTTTTCGCTGGATAAGAACCAGTGTTATGGGTCAATCGGATAACCCGAATGTATCCCAGAAGTTCAGAGATGGCTGGATGCCTGTAAGGGCAGAAGACCACCCGGAACTTCATATTCAGTCTGATATCAATTCCCAGTTTAAGGGGAATCTTGAGGTCGGCGGGTTATTGCTTTGCAAGGCTCCTAAAGAAAAAATGGATGCCAGGAACAAGCATTACCAGGATTTGGCACAAAAGCAGATGGAGTCAGTGGACAACAACTACATGAGGGAAAATGATCCGCGTATGCCCTTGTTGAGACCTGAGAAAAGTACGCGCACTACCTTTGGCAAAGGCTAATTCTCTTTTGAAATAGCCTTTTTTCTTCAATAGTAGCGTAGGAGAAATTTAAGATGGCTACTTCTGCAACTCCAAATGGTGCAGAACCTGTTGGTACTTGTAGTGCAAGCGGTTCCTTTTCAGGAAAAGTTGTGCATATCAAGATTGCCAGCGCGTATGACACCGCTATCTTCTATGGAGATTTTGTGAAGTTGGTTACGGCTGGAACGATTGAGAAAGACGCCGGAACTACCTCACTAACCTCCATAGGGATTTTCATGGGCTGTAAGTACACAGATCCTAATTCCAATCAAATGACATTTAATCAGACCTGGCCTGCCGATACATCGGCTTCCGATGCTGCTGGTTATGTCTTGATTGATCCTGATGTTCTTTTCAGGATGCAGGGCGATGCAACGATTGCTCAGACCGGGCTTGGCGCGAACTTTGCTGTGGTTCAAACAGCAGGTTCGACCACGATTGGTCGAAGCAAAAACGCTTGTGATGCTGATACAGTCGCAACCACTAACACGCTGCCGATCAGGATTGTCGATTTTTATGACGGTCCTTCCAGTTCGGTTGGCGATACCTACACTGATGGCATTTTCCGCTTCAACGCGGGGCATCAGTTAACCAATACTACAGGCATATAAGGAGTAAATAGCTATGGCTATATCAAGAGCGCAAATGCTCAAAGAACTCCTGCCGGGGCTTAATGCCCTTTTCGGCCTGGAGTATGAGAAGTACGAGGATGAACACGCCGTTATTTATGATACGGCCTCGTCAGAGCGTTCATTCGAGGAAGAGGTAAAACTGAGCGGTTTTGGTGCTGCTCCTGTTAAGGACGAAGGAAATGCAATTTCCTATGATTCTGCGCAGGAAGCGTTCACGGCCCGGTACAACCATGAAACGATTGCAATGGGTTTTGCGATTACGGAAGAAGCTATGGAGGATAACCTCTATGACTCGCTTTCTGCTCGCTACACAAAAGCCCTTGCTCGTGCTATGGCATACACCAAGCAGGTGAAAGCAGCGAATCCGCTGAACAACGGTTTCACCAACTCTTACCAGACTGGTGACGGGGTAAACCTGTTCACTGCATCTGGTGATGGTGTTACTGGCGGTGGCGGTCATCCGAGGGTGGATGGCGGCACGAACGATAATCGTCCTGCGACAGCAGCCGATTTGAACGAAACCTCGCTGGAGGCGGCAATCGTTACAATCGCCGCTCTCACAGATGAGCGTGGACTTCTGATCGCGGCTCGACCAAGACGTTTGTTGGTTCCGCCTGCCGGAATGTTTATTGCCACGCGGCTTCTTGAGTCAGATCAAAGAGTTGCGACGGCGGATAACGATATCAATGCTGTACGCAGCATGGGCATCGTGCCGGAAGGTTATTCGGTCAATCATTACCTGACTGACTCGGATTCCTTCTACATCATTACTGATGTACCGAACGGCCTGAGACACTTCGAGCGTACCGCGCTGGAAACTTCAATGGACGGTGACTTCGATACGGGTAACGTGCGTTACAAAGCGCGTGAGCGTTACTCTTTCGGTGTTTCTGACCCATTGGGTATCTACGCTTCGCCCGGAGCGTAAGCAGTATGGGAGAGCAGTCTGATTAACATTTAACCAAAGGGCTGCTCTCCTTTTTCCTGACTGTCGTAATAATGCGGCAGACACTAGCCACGACAGGAGAAAGAAATGGCTAATACAACTTTTAACGGCCCGGTTCGGTCTGAAGGCGGATTTGAACAAATCAGCAAGACGGCTGGAACAGGCGCTATTACCACCAACCTGGATATTGACACCAGCGGTAATATCACCACAACGGGCTACGTTTCCTCTTATGCCAACGTAAGCAGCATTACGTCTGCGACCAAGAGCGTTGAGTCTACCGATTCAGGTACCGTTTATACCCTTAACAGGGCAGCAGGTATTGTTGTAACACTGCCTACTGCGGCTGCGGGTATCAATTACACCTTTATTGTCGGCACCACCTTCACGGGTGCGGGGCAGATCAACACGGACAATACCAGCGACCTGTTTTCTGGTTTTGCACACATTTTCGATCCAGCCACGGCAACGGATATGAATACCTTCATTCCTGATGCCAGTGATGACGATACTATCGACTTAGGTACGGCAGGACAGGGCTGGCTTGTGGGTGGCGTGATTCGTCTGGTAGCAACCAGTGCAGCGG